CACCTTCAAGAGCATCTGCATAGATGGTTCTTAAAGCATCTTTCGCACGTCTTGCTTCACCAATGTTAGTAAAGAAAGCATCGTGGATGGTAGCAGTTTCAACGCCATTTTTACGACCCCACAAGTGGAATCGCCGTACGATAACGGCATCATTGCTGTGATTTCCATTAACACCTAAACCAATACGTGCATCGTTAAGAGAGCCTTTTCCTAAAAGCTTTCCATCCTCTGCTGCAGATTCGTAGATGTTAGCAATCCGTCTATTTGTTACAGGATCACGAAATTCAATTCTTTCCTGTATTTTTGGACGGTATCTTTGTGTCATAATTTTTCCGTCAAATGTTACCCAAGGTATATCTACTTTTTGAGTTTCATTAACGTAAACTCTAGCTACGTCCTTCCAGTAATTAATAAAGTTATCAGTTACTGGAGCACGTTCTGCTAGATTTTTTGACATAATTCTTGAGACCTCTGAAAACTCTTTAGGACCAATAATCCCTCGTCTTGCATTAGTCAATTTATTTACAAAGTCACCTACATCAGGGTGAATATCTTGAGCCTGTTTAAGCAAAGTTCTACCAACAGGTTCATTTTTATTTATTAATTCTACTAACTCTTTTCTAAAGGCAGAAAGTTCTTCTGATACAGTAGTAGCACCTAGTCTATCTGCAACTTTAATTTTACCATCAATGATTCTTAGATTTGCACTTAAGTTATCTTTAGTAACAGTTACATAGCCAAGATCATCTAAAACTTTAGAGAATTTATTTGCTACATTTGCAGTTTTAGTTGCTGCACCAGCACCATAAAATGAAACCATATTCTGAGATTTAGCAGCTTTAGCTAAGTCTTCCCAAGTAAGATTTGCATCTCTTAAAGCAGGTATCTTAAGAAATTCTGGATCGTTAACCGTATCCATTGCTACTAAGTCATAAAGACGATTTTTTTGATTTGTAGCTAAAACATTAGATGCTTGGGAAACAGCCCTGTCTCCAGTAGACAAACCAATAATTTGAGCACCAGAAGAACTAGCATCATTCTCAATCATTAGTTTTGTCATATAACTTTTTAAGGGTTTACCTGAGTCTAAATGTTTTTGAATTCTAGAATACTCTAAAGCCATACGAGCCATTTTAGGAACCTCTGGTCCTTCAAGCCCACGAATAAGAGGGTGTTCTAAAAACTCTCTTAAACGCCTATCTCTCTGAGTTGTAGCTTGCATTATATTGCCTAGCTCTAAAATTTTTTTTCGATTACGATTAAAAATTGCTCTACGACCATTTTGAGTTAAAGCTTCTGTTCCAGGTCCAATCAAAGCACCTATCTGAATTTGTAATTCGTCTAAAGCTTCTTCAGACATACTAATAGCTCTGCCAGAATTTAGAAACGGTCTAACAACTTCACCACCAGTAGGTGTTAAATAGCCCCTGTGATAAACACGACCACGAGAGTCTATAAAGGCAGTAGTACGAAAATTCCTATTTCGTTGGGCATGGTACTTAGCTGTTGCCATGAGGCCGTAACCTTGCTCTCCACGATTGAGTATTTCGTGCCTAAATTCGTTGATAGAGTCATAATATTGTGCTTTGCCTCTTGGATCCCTAAACCTAACGATATCGTCCATGAATCTAAAAAATTCATTATCAACTCCATACTCTACGCTCATAACATGGTTTAACATTTGAGCTATTTCACGATCAATTTGTTTTTCATCATAGTCAGGAAATTTATCTCTAGAAATTAGAGGTAATCCTGTGTCATTTCCTCTAGCATCAAAATAAGTCTTCTTTCCTGCTTTAACATATAATCGATCTCTTTCAGAAGTAACGCCGAGTCTCCTCGAAATAGTCACTCGTCTTTCTGCTTCTTGAAGCTTTAATAATTCTTTGTCAATTATTTGAACTTCTCTGGAAATAGTATCGCCCCAACCACCTGAAGATCTTCCTGTTTCTAAATCAAGAACACCTCTACGAGTTTTTCCTCTAAATTGAACTCTTATTAAGTTTTGATCTTTCATAAAATCTAGAAGATTACTACCTTGTTGATGATAATCTTTTAAAGTATGATTAATAAAAGGAAATACTTCTTCAAAATCTTTTGAAAACATTTTACCAATATTAATAGCTAAAGAGTCATAATCAGTAGATTGACCTGATGCAACAAGCTTCATTGCCTTTGTAATTGCTTCTAATGCCCTTTGCTCTATAAATATTGAACTTGGCTTTTGTTTTGCATAAAGAAATTCAAGATCAATTATTCTACGATAGGCTTCTCTTTTACCTGCAATAAGTCTAGTAATAAAAGAGTCTTGAACTTTATTTAGATCTTTGTAAGCCTTAAGCAACCTGTCAAGCTTTGGGTTTTGTTTTCTAAATTTTTTAATTAAGTTTTTTCTATTAGGAACTTTATTAACATATCTTGAAAAATATAAACGCATAGGAGTTCTACCTTTGAAGTAAGCCTTTCGTGCAAGCTTAACTCCTGTTGTAGCTCTCCAACTGTCTATAAATCTTTGATCTTTAAGTTGATCTAGTTGTAACTTAAAAAAGTTATAATATTTTCCCATAATTTGTACTTGAGGATCTTCTCTGGAAAGATAACTTATAAACATTTCATTACGTCTTCTAGAACGAGTATCTAATAGTCTAGAAACGTTTTGAACAGAGAATCTATTTTCTGCCCTTAGTACAGCAGAAAGATTATCCCAAGGTTGTTTATTTTTAGCATAACGTTCAAGAACAACTCTTAAATTTTCTATTGCAACCGTTTGTTGATTTACAGAAATTTTATCATCTAATCCTGCTACAACAGACTCAATAAAATCCTTTTCATCTTTTGATAGTAATTTGCTATTACGCATAAAATCTAATCGTTCTTGATAGAGATTAAAGTCAGGATCATAGAGATTATTATTTTTGATCTCGCCTGTTAGTGGATCAGCACTGAAATTACGCTCATCAAATTCGTTTCCGACTCTACGCCTTGAAGCTGTTTTACCTGCTAGACTAGTTCCTTTATAATCAGTAAGAGACATTGTTTTAGAATAATCATCAGAATCTAAAATAAATAACTGACGAACATCATCCTTATGTCTAGGGGATTTAATTAATGCACTAGGACGACTAGCTTCTATCCTAACATCAAGTTCTCTTACTTTTTGTTTAGGAGCATAAATTGCCGTAGCATTTGCAGCACGATTTCTTAGGGCTTGTATAGACAACCCTTTTCCAGCTGCGGTTATAAATTGATCATACTTTAGCTTACCTTCTCTAAAGAGGTTTGCCTTATCCATAGTACCTAGTACTTTAGTTTGGATATCAAACGGTTGACGTTTTAACCATGCACCAAAAGATTCTACCGCAGGGACGACTCCTGTTAAAGTTTCTGGTTTCTTCTTTTTAAGATTTGTTTTATTTATTCTATCTGTTTTTTCTTTAAGTAGTTCTTCCTGTGATTTAATTAGTGGAATTAATGAACTACGACAATTCCAATGTAAGGGTGGCATATATCTCTTATCACCAACTTTATATATCTTTCCATTATGAAAGGAACAAATAGGACTTGTACGATTATCAAGAACAGCTGTAAAAACAAACCCCTTAATTACATGAGGATTAGACTGAGCTACTTTTGTTAAAGCTGCAGTCTGTGTGCTTGTAATTGAGGTGCGAGTTAACGCACGAGCTTGGTTTTCGGTAAGTTTAGTAGTTTTAAGTACATCATTAATAATTTCGTTAGGTGAAGCACCTCTTGCGAGACCACCTTTAACTTTTGATTGAATACGAACTAGTTCACCTGAAGAAATGTTTCTTACATTTTCAGTAACACTTTTTACACCTTTAATATTAGGGCCAGTAATTTCTGCTAAAAGCTCTTTACTACGAGGCTTAGTTACTCGATAAAAGCTCTTAAGTTCTTTATTCAAATTATCAGAATGAAAATCTAGTTGAGAAGTAGAAAATTCTAGTAGGCTAGATTTTTGATGACTTAACATTTCTTTACCAAAACGTTTTACTTCAGGTTGTACATCACTAGTAATATTTTCTCTTAAAATATCTCTTAAACGTTTTCTATGTCTTTGCATAATACGTCTATTTTGTAGCTGTACACCTTCCTCGTAAAGACGAACATCAGTTAAATGATCTACGATACGATCATAGATTTTAGTATTGATATCCATTTAGTACTCCTTTGAGTAGTAAAATGTTATTCTTCAATATCCATTTCTGTGCTAGTGTTTGTATTAGCTGCTAATGGATCTGTTTGTATTTCTTCAATAGCATCTTCATCACTGTAATCAGCAGGTAAGAAGTCATTGTATTTAGCAATATTAATAAATGTAGAACGACTAATAATACCCATTTGATACCATTCTGAAACAAGACGCATAGCACCTTCACCACCAACCATAGGTGCAAAGTCACTAGACATTTGAAATTCTACATCCTCTGCTGTAAACATGCTACCATATTTCCAGTTAAGCATAAAAGCAATAACTTCACGGATAGTACCTGATACTTTGGCGTTAAGAGTACCTAGCTGTGCTGTCTGAGAGGCATTACGTATTTCTAAGGCTACACCTGAAGCAGCTTGCTCTGGTGAAAGCATACGAATACCCATCTTAGCCATTTCTTCAACAGTGGCTGTAATAGCTTTTTCCATATCTGAAAGTGCAGCAGTAGGTGTTTCAAGTACGCTAATTGATTCATCTTTACGTACACGAAGCCAAGTGCCAAGACCCGCATTTACAATGTCTGCAAACTCTTCATCTGTCATATCTGATTGTACAACAGGAGTGTAAGTTGCAGCACCGTAAAGTAAATGATTACGGCGAGATACTTTATTATATAGTGCAATCTCTCTATCAATAAGAGGCATAAGCACAGGTTCTACAGGTTCAAAATGACCGTTAAGGGGCCAAGCTGGAATACGAGAGATACGTTCACCAAACATAGTTGGATAAACAGTATTTACCTTTTTAAAGCCAATCTCTGTTAAACGATCCTCATATTCTTGTTTTACATCACCGTTAAGAACTTTAATTTCTGTATTTGTATCTGGATGTTCATAATAATCTAAAACTAGTTTACCAGACTCATCAAGATAGTGATCACATACAGTATCAATATAATTTGGGTGCCAAGGATTATCTTCAGGATAACGCTTAGTTAAATAACGAGTTACCCAACGAGAAAGTGTCTTTTGGCGAGTTACTGGATGTGTATCAGTTTGTATGTTAATTACGTTTTCAGCTTCAATAAGTACTGGATAAGGTTTAATATTCATACGCTCTTCAGGAGTCATCATATCAAACTGTTGCTCGGTAAGTTGGGGGTAATCTACATAAACCCACGCTCTTGAAGTCTGAAGTTCTTCCCACAAAGCTGCATCAAGAAAGTTAAACAGTGAACGCCCATCGAGAGTAAAGTTATTACGAACCCAATCAATAGCATCTTCTGGTAGTTCTTCTGGAAGCTTAATGTGAGAGTCTTTACGAAGCAAAGAACTAATAAGAACTTTACAGTACTGTGCTGTAAGTCCAGGAAGTTCTGCTTCTGATCTATAAAAGTCATATTGACGTTGTGTCATACTAGGAGAAAAAGGAATTAACAAGTTTGAATAGTCATGTTCAATAAACTCGTCATGCGCCTTTACATTCTCTTGTCCCTGTAAAACT